CCACCATATTTTGACATTAAACCAATTTCTCTGGCCGTATCCAATATCCCATTCATGGTATCAGGAACATTTGAACCATAACAGGATATAGGCAAACCTTTGTTTTTTCCAAAGTTTATCCATACCGGAGTAGATAGGCTGTAATAGCCTTTCGCCATATAGGTTTCAAACTTTTCGGCAAAACCCTCAATCCCAAGGTATTCTTCAGCTTTAGTGGCAATCTCTTTTATCCTATCTTCTGCGCTTTCGCTTATGTAACCTCTGGATAAAAAAGTTCTGGCTTCGTCGTTGAGCCAGTAATAATTGTTGTATGGTTGGTTCATATTTAAATAATTTAGTTAAAACAAATCATCTTCAGTAATGGGCTTTTGTTTTTTTGTATAATCAACCTGTCTTTTGTAAAAGAAATCCCCTTCTTTTGTTGATGTGGTTTCCAATTCAAACCACTTGGTTTTCTCCAGTTCTTTTTCATCCACATCGAAAGCAGGATTCATACCAATTCTTTTTAGTGAATTGTTAAAACGACCCATTATGAAATGTTGAATCGTTTTCTTTGGTAGGAAATCCAACTCGCCCTTTTCAAAAATCCAATCCAATATTTTACACTCAGCTTCGTATGCTTTCTTAGACGCCGAATATATTAAATTTTCAAATTCATCGTCAAACCAATCTGGATTCTCTCGCTTTATAATATTGATTATCTCGGAGCCAAAATTTCCGTGGATATCTTCTTCTTTCGATGTTGCTTCAACAACGTTTGAAATGCCTTTGAAAAGATTTTTCTCCTTATTAAAAGACATCATAATGAGAAACTGAGAAAACAGTGAAACGTGTTCGATAAACAAAGAGAAAAGTAGAATAGACTTGGTGTACATTTTATCATCAGAACTCCTTGTCCCATCCAAATATTTTGTGAGGTATGATATTCTACCCTTTATTGCTGGTATTTCAATAACTGTTTGAAATTCATCTTCCAAACCTAATAACCTCAATAACCTCGCATAAGCGTCTTTATGACGAACTTCACTGTTTCCAGAAATAAAGGTGGTGTCATTATATCTCGTGACAATAGCACCACTATCAACATTTATACAATAAACTTTACCGCTATAAGGTAAAAATTCTTTATTTATTTTGGAGTTATTTGTCTCTAAATGTTTTAGTATAGAAACTAAAAATCCGTCATTGTCATAAGTAATATTACATTCAAAACCTGCCGATACTGCTACCGCTTGAACCCTGTTGGCACAACTCTTACGCTTTGTGGAATATATTGTTTCATTGTCAATAACAGAGTTAGACCAGAATGACAATTCGTTAACAAAACCTTCGCACCAACCATGAGACTTATTAGATAGCCTTACCCAATCAAAACTTCCATAATCAAAATAATCCCCACCTAAATTTATCTCATATAAAATTTTATCATTACCTTCTACAGGATATTCTTTATATGATATATTTGAATTTAAAAGTATTTCAACTAACCTTCTTTTTTTAAAATCATTTTCAAGGGTAATTTCATAAATGTGGTCATTTTTATTTAAACCCTTCTGCAATTTTTCTTCTGTTTTGTAGTATTTCGGTACACCATATAAATTAATGACTATCTTTAGTCTATCCATCCAAGACAGTTCATTTAAACCATTAAAATTATACAGTTTGGAAATTTTTGGGATATTAGATTCCGAAACAGAAGATATGTCTTTTGCTAAAATTACCGATACGTTACCATTACTATCTTGATATATAATCCTATGATTAGGAGTTACTATAGCATCTAATTTATTGTTACTAAATCTAATCATATCACCCTCATAATCGTCAACTATAACTTTATTTACTTTGGTAAGGGATAATTGTTTAGATTCTATATCATACTGCACAACATCATCACCAACATTAATGTCTCTAAAGTCAACCCACCCTTTAGGCGTTAATACCTCAGTGCCCTCAACATGACATTCGGCAAAAGTCATACCAACATCTCCGATTTCAGTAATAGGCATTCTCTTATACATATCCGCCCAAAAAGTTTTTACATTTACCTCAACCTGAGCAATTGCCAACATCGCCCTTTTAATCACCTCTCTTTCCTCTTCTGTTACTTTAACTTTAAAGTCATTTATGTCTGTGGTAAAATTATACTCAGTATCAATCCAATAGGAATGTCTGATTGCTTCTTTATATTGTAATAATTCTGGATAATCATAGGGTAAGATATTAACCCTTGGTTTAAAAAGACCTTTTTTCATAATTTTATAATTTTTTGATTAAAAAAATTGCCCCCAAAATAATATGGGGGCAATATAAATATTGTCGAGACAAAAAAAATTATATATATTCAGCTTCCATCTCACCGGCTTTTTTTAGGAGTGCTTTAATCCTTTCTTGCTTATCCTCTTCTTTGTGTTCTTTATGGCCAAGGAAAGTTGTGTGTGATTTTGTATCAATCTTCAACATCTCATTATCATACAAGCAGTTTTCAAAAACAATTCCGTCGGGACCTAACCTTGATTTTGTAATTGCCATTGTAGCCAATTTGCTTTCTTTTTGTTGCATTGTCTTAGCAACAGTAATGATAACGTGAGCAATCGCAATTTTCTTGACCGAACCACCAACTTTATCGTTCGTTACAATTTCGGCAGAAATTGAATCTCTGGAACCCTGCGTTGCAACCCAACCAGCAACATTAAACTCAGAACACATGGCCTCAAATTTACGCATAATAGAAGCCTCGTCTTTCCATTCGTTACCAGAAGTATTGTGAGGTAAAACACAGTCAACGTAATCCAATATAATAACATCAATTTTAATCCCATCTGCAATGATACGTTTTATCATATCCCTGATTTGTAGCATGTTAACCGATTCGGAAGGAAGTTTTTCCAAAATCAAACGGTTTTTTCGGTTTTGATTAAACCTTTCAACCATTTCTTTGACCTCATGCTTTCGCTCCCCAAATTCGCTGGAACTAATTTCAGTCCACAAAGTAAAATGTTTTCTTTGAATAACTTTAATATTATCCTCAAAGAAAATTTGAAGAACGTTGTAACCTTTATTATAGGCGTGATTTGCAACTTTAGTGGTGAAAGTGGTTTTGCCTATACCCGGAGGCGCAAAAATAAGTCCAACCTCGCCCCTTCCAAGACCGCCTCCAAGTTTTTCATCTATGCCAGAAATTCCAGTTGGGATGGGGTCTCTATAATCATCCTCTAAAACATCGTCCAAATTTGAAGCGACATCTACAAAGTCATGCGTTTTTTCACCTACCCGCAAAGCATCTTGAATGATTGTTGATACTTTATCATACGATAAAAAATCCCCCTCATCAATTATCTTGCTGGAACGTTCTATTGCATTTTGTAAGGCTTGTTGCTTGCAGAATTTAGTAACCAAATCTTGTACATACAAAGAATCCTCAATATCTACTTCCCGTATTTTATACAACATGTCTTCCATGACATTTTGAATAAAAGGCTCGTTCAACTCCGTCTTTATCAACTGTTTTAAAGTTTCAAAATTTGGAGTGGTTTCGTATTTTTTGTAGTATTCCTTTATAAGCGTCAAGAAAAGTTTGAAATACCTGTTGTCAAAGTATTTCTCATCCATAGACAATATAATAGATGATGCAAACGGTTTGTCGCTTATTATCTGATTAAAAATTTTTATCTGGTATGTTTCACCAAGATAACTCAAATCTTTTTTGTTCGACATTTTTTTTGTTTTTAATTAACCAACAAATCGTAACCAAGATATTCAAAGGTAAATTCTTTTTGCTTGGACAACAAATCAAAAAGTTCTTCTTTGATATCCCTCATATACGGCCTAATATCCAAAGAATATCTAATCGCGGGTGGGAAATTTTGAGCATCAATCCGGCGATGACCAATAACCGTGTCCTTATGTTTAACATATATGTCAAAAAATTCATCTACCTTATTAGTCTTAAAAAAATCTGGGTTTTTTTCAATCCCATAACTTCTTTCACACATAAAATCAGATGATTCATTTATTAAGCGACGCTCCATCCAACTTGCCAAATAGTTCATGTACTCAGTCCATTCAAGTGAATATTTGGCCTGTGGGTTATATTTGCTTAGTGTAAATATACGTTCAATGATAATTTTGTCATTCAACGTTACAAGAAATGTAATGTTCGTGTTTGCACTTTTCTTTTCCATTTTAAAATCTTTTTTCTTTTCTAATAAGTTTCGTAAAAGGTCTTATGTAATCGACCCAATTATTGTCGATTTTTGGTAAAAATTTAAAAAAACCGTCCTCGTTCATTAATCTGATTAAATTTTTGTAACCCCTGTCCGTTGGGTCAATAGATTCTTCATACACACATAATACTTCTTTTTTAGCCTGTTCTGTAATAATAGGATTCTTCAAATCAACGATTCTTTTTACAATGTCATAAAATTGTTTAGGTTCTATGCCAGAATCGTTATTCCCTTCAATTAAGTTAATAATAGGTTTTTCATTTTTTTGTTCGAGAATTTTTTTTGAATTAAGAAATACGTCTTCCAATGAATATTCAATTTTGTCAACGTTTGGACATACTTTAAGAAATGTTTTGTCTCCAAAACCTTTTATACCACTGATATTATCTGATTTGTCACCAACTAATATTTTGTATATTAAAATGTTTTTATGATGAACATTCAATTCTTTAAAGTTAATCGTGTCATTGTTTTTAATATACCTCTTTTTGTCGGGCAAATATAAGGAAACATTTTCAGATATTAACTGAGATAAATCCCTATCGCCCGAAAAAATAGTTATTTTTTCCTCTTTTGATATTGAACAGTAATAAGAAATCATATCGTCAGCTTCAACATTTTCAACAACACACTGACGAATAAAACATTCTTCCAAATATTGCATTACACGCAATTTTTGGTATTCGTATGATTGCTCATCAAAATAATCGGGTTTTTTACCCCTATTTTCTTTATATTTAGGAAAAACTTCTTTTCGGCTATTAGCACTATCTTTACCATCCCAAAAAACAACAACCCTATCATGGTTGTTTTCAACTAAGAATAATCTCAATGTGTTTATGAAATGGAATATGCCACCGACGTGGTTATTGTTATGGTAATAATCTTTTGCGCCATGGTAGCCAATAGCGAAAAGATTATTACCATCAACCAATAATGGTTTTTTAGTCACAAAATAATAGTTGGATTGTTAATCAAACATATTTTCATCAGAATCTTCAGAATCATCAGGGAAAACATTGGAATAATCCGATACATCATCAGAAATTTTAGCAATATTTTCAATGTAATCAGTACTATCGGTTAAGGTAATTTCACCATCTCCTTCAAGTATTTCTTTCCAGTAACTGGAGTATTTTTTCTTGTATTCCTCCAAAGATTTGGTACTATCCTCAATATAGCCATGAGGGGTAACAATAACTTTCCCATCTTGGAATTGCATACCGTTAACATGGTTTTTGATTACACTAATTTTTGTTCGGATTGCAAAAACCACCTTTCTGGCATTCTTAGTTGCAGAAATTTGACTGATACCAGATTTTTTTTGTTTACCAAAAAGAAATACAAGAGCTGAAGCCAGCCACATAGCCTCACCGCCTTTCGCTTTAATTTCAGGTGGGTCGTAGATATTATCTCCGGTAGCAACCCATGGTTGATTGATAACCAACAATGTATTGTAGTATGGATAATCGGCTTTTTTTGAAGCGGTTATTCTTCCTGATAAACCTTTGCCAATTTTATCTGCCAAAACCCTCGCATCGTGCATACTACCGCCAGCACCTTCAAAACTCATTTTGCAAGGTATGCTACCAACCGAATCCCAACAGAATAAAAGGCTATAAGGAAGATTACCCTTTTCCTGCTCAGTTATCAATTTATTTATGAAATCTGTAACCTCTTCAATGTAGCGGAAACTATCGTTAAATATAAAATGGCCATCCCAACTGCCATCCTCTCTCTTTGTGGCCTCCAAGCCTAAATTTGTGGCGTATTTCCAACTCCATTTTTTCTCTGTGATAATAAAAACAGGAAGGTGTCCAATCGATTGGGCATTTTTTGCTGCCAAAATCATGGCTGTGGTTTTGGAACTATTACTATGTCCCAAGTTCATGTTTATATGTCCCATGATTGGGCCGGGAACACCACAGGCTTTGTGGAATATCTCACCACAAGAATAATACTCCTCTGGCTTGTAAATGGTACTTGAACTAAAGGTCTCTTTTATTTTAGCCAATTGGTCGGCTAATGTTTTTTTCTGTAAGGCCATTGTTATATGATTTGAAAAAATTGGGGGTTAATAACCCCCAATATGTTTATGAATTTATTTTAAAACGGTAAATCTTCGTCTGGTTCTTCGTCAACTTGCGGGTCTACATTCGCGGTTGCGGTATTATCACTTGTAGGTTGATTCAAAGTTTCTAAAGAAACATTTCCACCAAAAGATTTGCTATCTGAAGTGTCGTCAGAAGAAACGTACTTTTTGGAATCCGAATCCCACTTAGGAGTTTCGCCCCTTGCAACGATTTCTAAATACTCAATAGGTTTAGCCTCGTAAATGTCCCTCCAAGTAAGGGGGTCATTAATCCATGATTCGGCAACTTCTTTATCTTCGTGCAATGGTGAAACATCATCATTCATAATGCTTACAACACCAGTCCATTCCAACTTTCCGTTGGACTGAAGACCAAGGGTTATAATCAAGTCGCGTCCTGTTTCTGGGTCGTCAATGTTGCCTTTGTTTTCTACGACGGCCAAAATTTTGTCAAAAACGCCGTCCCCTTTGTAGCTATGAGAAAATCTCCAGAATTTGACGCCGTCTTCTGGATTGTCTCGGTCGATAACCCTTACAATGTAAAATTTTGATGGTTCGTACTCCTTTGCGAGTTTATTGCCTTCTTCTGTACCTAAAGAACGCAACTTTTTGGCAACATCGCTAAGTGGTGATGGTTTGTTGTCATTTCGCCCCGGGTCGTAGAGCTTTGCTTTTTCGTAGCCTTTGTCGTAACCCTTAATTTTAATTCTGTGAAACCAACCAACTTGGAAAACGTCTTCCCCTTCTCTTGCAGGTAGAATCCTAATCCTTTTGGTTGCTTTCTTTTCGCCTTTCGGCAAAAGTGCCAAGAAGTACTTGCTTTTTTTGTCCTCACTACTCATTCGAGGCTGTTTACCTCTTTCAATCTCCTCGGCTTTTTTCTTCATTTCGTCTGCTAAACCCATAATTGATAAATTTAAATGTTAATAAATTAATGATAAAATTAGTGCTAAATATTAGTGCTATTATTAT